TCATATTGCTGACTCATTCTTCAGTTCAGTTTATCCTACTATTACCTCAGGTAAGAGCACTAAAGTTATCATAGTCTCTACGCCTCATGGTATGAACCACTTCTATAGGTTGTGGCATGATGCTGAGAAACAGAAGAATGAGTATATTCCTACGGACGTTCATTGGAGTGAAGTTCCTGGTAGGGATGAGAAGTGGAAGAAATCTACTATTGCTAATACTTCAGAAGCACAGTTCAAAGTTGAGTTTGAATGTGAATTCTTAGGTTCTGTTGATACTCTTATTGCTCCTAGTAAATTAAGAGTATTAGTATATGATGAACCACAAACTAGAAGTGGGGGATTAGATGTATATGAAGAAGTTAAAAAAGACCATGATTATGTTCTTACAGTAGACGTAGCAAGAGGAGTAGGGGGAGATTACTCTGCTTTTGTTGTTATTGATATTACAGAGTTCCCTCATAGGGTTGTTGCTAAGTTTAGAAACAATGAAGTTAAACCTATGCTATTTCCTAATATTATATGGGAAGTAGCAAAGAGTTATAATGATGCTTTTATTTTATGTGAGGTAAATGATGTAGGAGACCAAGTTGCTGCTATTCTCAACTTTGATCTAGAGTATGAAAATCTATTGATGTGTTCTATGCGTGGTAGAGCAGGTCAAGTTGTAGGTCAAGGATTCTCTGGTAAAAAGACTCAATTAGGAGTCAAGATGTCTAAGACTGTTAAAAAGGTTGGTGCTCTCAACTTAAAGACTCTGATAGAGGAAGATAAACTTACATTTAAAGACTATGAGATTCTTAGTGAATTAACTACCTTTATTCAGAAACATAATTCATTCGAGGCAGAAGAAGGATGTAATGATGATCTTGCTATGTGTCTTGTCATATATGCATGGTTAGTAGCACAGGATTACTTCAAAGAACTTACAGATCAAGATGTAAGAAAAAGATTATATGAAGAACAAAAGAATCAGATAGAGCAAGATATGGCTCCATTTGGATTTATTATGGATGGATTAGATGATGAAGGAACTTTTGTAGATGCTGAAGGAGATAGATGGAATACAATGGATAATGGAACTTTAGAACTAGATAGATTAGCAGGAACTCCTGGCAACTGGAATACTGATGAATATGGAGATAGATCTTATATGTGGGAATATAGGTAAGTGGATACTAAGAAACAAGTTATTGACCTTATAAGGTTTGTAATTTTCTTTCAGTTAGCAATAGTAGGAGCAACTATATTTGGTTGCTTTATGCCTGGTAAGGTATGTGATTCTGATGTGAAGCAACACATTGCTAACATGATGACTGTTATAACTACTTCCACATTTGCATTATATGCAGCAGAAAAATAATGGAATTAGATAATCAAATAAGATTAGGACATTTATTACTTTCTGATAGAAAATGTAGAGTATGTGGGGAGACTAAAAATTTAATAGATGGTTTTTATTTAACACGTAGAAATAGAGGAACTCTAGCATCTGCATATTCTTATGAATGTAAAGTATGTACTGTTAGAAGAATTGTAGATACTAGAAAGAAGCAACACCCCCAGGCAGATTGGATATATCCTGATTGGTAATGTTCATGCATTGTTTCCCCGATGAAAACATCGAAAACAATAAATATTTTCAGATAAACTGAGACTCGGAGAAAGACAACATGGCGACTCCTCAATTATCTCCAGGTGTATTAACCAAGGAGGTTGATTTAACTGTTGGGAGAGCAGATAATGTATTAGATAATATTGGCGCAATTGCTGGTCCTTTTGAAATTGGACCAATAGATGAAGCTACTGATATCACAACAGAGCAACAATTAATTAAAACATTCGGTAAGCCAATTTCTACTGATGCTCAGTATGAATACTGGATGAGTGCATCTTCCTTCCTAACATATGGAGGAGTTCTTAAGGTCGTAAGAACTGATGATGATCAACTGAATAGTGCTAATGGAAATCGCAGTTTCGATTCTGTAGATACTAGTTTGAAAATTAAGAGTTATGATGATTATGTAGCAAACTATGCTGGTGTAGGTCAGACATATGGATATGCTGCTAAAACTCCTGGTAGTTGGGCAAATAATTTAAAAGTTTGCGTCATAGATAATTTTGCAGACCAAACAATTGGTATTGGAACCACTACTAGCGTTAGTGTTGGTATGGGTGTTTCAGTTTCATTAGAAAATCAAGTAATTGCTGGTTCTGGTGATACTTCAAACTTCACTGGACATCTTAAAGGTATTATTACTGGATTAGGTGCAACTACAATTGATGTTAAGATAACTCAAAGGGTTACTACTGCTGGAGTCTCAACAGATATAACTTATGCTCAAGGTGATCAAGCAAGATCAATTATAGCAGGAAATAATGTTAGTGTTATTAATTCTTCTGAAGTAGGTATTGCTACCTTTGCTACAGTAGGAGGAAATTATGTTAAAGATTGGTATGATCAGCAGCAATTATCTCTTACCAATTCTACTGTTTATTGGAAATCTATTTCTCCTAGACCAGACACTTCACAGTGGGCTCTTGACAGATCTTCTAAGAATGATGGTGTACACGTTGTAGTTGTAGATGATTTAGGTGATGTAACAGGAAATGCTGGACAAGTTTTAGAGACTCATCTCAATCTTTCAAAAGCAAAAGATGCAGTTTCTTCATCCAATGCACCACTGAAGATATACTATAAGGATTATATAGCATTATATTCTGACAATGTTTATGCTGGAGATGATCCTGGTGATGGTTCTGATGGAAATGTAGCAGCATCAGACTTTAGTTCTGCTTATACACCAATAACTACTGCTTCAGGTAGTTGGAATAAGAATGCTCAAGGTGTTACATTTAATGTTATTGGAAATACTACTTATACTCTTACTGGTGGAGTAGATTATTCTGCTACTGGTGGATATACAGCAACACTTGGCAATCTAATTACATCCTATAATCTATTCAGTAATAAGGATGAGGTAGCAGTTGACTACTTAATAATGGGTCCAGGTTTAAGTTCTATAGAAGACTCTCAAGCAAAAGCAGGTAGATTAATTTCTCTTGCTAAGGAAAGAAAGGATTGTATGGCAGTTATTTCTCCTCATAGAGCTGGAGTGGTTAATATAACAAACTCAACTACTCAAACAGATAACATCATTAAGTTCTATAGTTCATTAGCATCTTCATCTTATGCAATATTTGATACTGGATATAAGTACACATATGATAGATTTAATAATGAATTCCGTTGGATACCAACCAATGGTGATGTTGCTGGACTATGTGTAAGGACAAGTATTACTGCTTATCCTTGGTTCTCACCTGCTGGACAACAAAGAGGTATATTAAATAATTCTATTAAGTTAGCATATAACCCAGATAAAGCACAAAGAGATCAACTTTATCCACTAAGAATTAACTCTATAGTTAATCAGCCTGGAACAGGTACTATGCTCTTTGGAGATAAGACTGGTTTAGGTTATGCATCTGCATTTGATAGAATCAATGTTAGAAGACTATTCTTAACAATTGAGCAAGCATTACAGAAAGCTGCAGAAGCACAACTCTTCGAACTCAATGATCAGATTACAAGAGCAAACTTTGTTAACATTGTTGAACCATATCTAAGAGATGTGGAAGCTAAGAGGGGACTTTATGGTTTCCTAGTCATTTGTGATGAAACAAATAATACTCCTGATATTATTGATAATAATGAATTCAGAGCAGATATCTTCTTGAAGCCTGCTAAGTCGATCAACTATGTTACTCTTACATTTGTTGCCACCAGAACTGGTGTTAGCTTTGAAGAAGTAGCTGGTAGAGTTTAATTTATCATATCTAAATAACCAAAGGAGATTTTAAAAAATGGCAATTCCTCAAAGGACTCTTTCTCAATTTAAACAAAAATTGGTAGGGGGCGGTGCTCGTCCCAACCTGTTTGAAGTGCAGGTTGATTTTCCAGCAGGTGTAGATCTTGGTATTCAAGGTGACAATACTGCTACAATGAGAGACACAGATGTTCAAGATAAATTTAGATTTTTATGTAAAGCAGCATCACTTCCTGCATCTAATGTAGGAAATATTGATATTCCTTTTAGAGGAAGAACATTTAAAATAGCTGGTGATAGAACATTTGAAGCATGGACTATTACTGTTATTAATGATGAATCATTTGGTCACTATAAATCATTCCAAGCATGGGCTCAAAATCTTGCTCAGTATGGAGATTCATCTGGTCTTGTAAATCCTCAAGATTATATGGGACAAGCAACAGTTTACCAATTAGGTAGAAGTGATGCATCTATGCAGACTAATAACAGTCCTGCAACAGATAGTAAAATTCTTGCTCAATATAAATTTGTAGATATTTGGCCTTCTACAGTGTCTAATATTGATCTATCATATGATTCTTCAGATGCTATTGAAGAATTTACAGTTGACTTACAAGTACAATACTGGTATCCTGAAAGAGCAGGTTCTTAACCCTGATAAATAAAATATAAGTTGCAGGATAACTTTTAATAATGGCACGGTTATTTGGATTTTCTATAGAGGATACGGAAAAGATACCATCAGGAGTGGTATCTCCGATTCCTCAGAATAATGCTGATGGATCAGACCACTATATGACTAGTGGTTTTTTTGGATCGTATGTAGATATTGAAGGAATTTATAGAACTGAATTTGATTTAATAAAAAGATATAGAGAAATGGCACTTCATCCTGAGTGTGATAGTGCTATTGAAGATATTGTAAATGAAGCAATTGTATCAGATACACATGATTCACCAGTAGAAATTGAGTTATCTAATCTTAATGCTAGTGATGGAATTAAGAAAAAAATTAGAGAAGAATTTAAAGCTGTTAAAGATCTTTTAGATTTTGATAAAAAAGCACATGAGATTTATAGAAATTGGTATATAGATGGTAGAATACATTATCATAAAGTAATTGATTTAAAGAAACCAGAAGAAGGAATAGTAGAATTAAGATATATTGATGCGATGAAAATTCGCTATGTAAGACAGCAGAAGAAGCAAGATAAAGATGTTAGGATGGCTAACATCAATAATGACAATCCTATGGAATATGAATTTCCTGAGATTGAAGAGTATTTTGTTTATAGTCCTAAGTCAACTTTCCCATCTCAAATGCCATCAGCAATGACTGGTGGAAATAAGGGAATAAAGATGACTAGGGATTCTGTTGCATATTGCACCAGTGGATTAGTAGATAGAAATAAGGGATCAACCTTATCATACTTACATAAAGCAATCAAAGCAGTCAATCAACTTAGAATGATTGAGGATAG